GCTATAGGGACTTTCTTAACTTTCTTTTAAGCTTTTCATTTTTCCCGATAACGGCTAAATAATTGCCGAAATATGCTCCGCCGGGCACTGTACTTTGGCCCGGCGGAGCATGTTTCTCTCTTATTTTCCGGCCGGGACCTGCTTCGGTTCCGCCGGCTTTTTGTCGTTTTTGCTCTTTGCTGCAGCAAGCCTTGGGTTCTTGCCGACACACTTCACCGTCTGTTTTCCATTGATTTTTGTATAGATGGAAGTGATTGCAGACTGTTTCGTTTCATCTGCATGGCCGCCGGTAAAGCGGAGCACATCTCCCAAGTCCAGCGCAGGATTGCCGATGGTTTCTGAATCAAAGGGTACATATTCTACAGTCGAAACAACATCGAGAATTGTGTTAATGATTCGCTTTCTTGTCTCTTCCAAGCCAAACTGCAGAAGCGGATTTACACCAAGATTCATCGTCAGCCCATCATCCGGATCCTTCGCATAGTATTCCGCTGTTTCCATCTTTTTGTTGGTAGAGCTGACTGCTGTGTAGCGAGTGACGAAATCGGAAAAGCTGCTGCTGAACCGATGACGAATATCAATTGCCATGACTGGCGTGCTCCCGTAAGAGGCCAGAGAGAGCTTTCCATAACGATCAATGACCGCAAAGCATCCGAGTGTCTGTGCAATGTAATAGAGAAAATCACGCCACGATTCGATGTCATTATCCTGATAGATACCAAGCAGCTC